GTAATATATTCAGGTTTTGTGTATATATTCTTTTTAGCAATATATTCTTCTTTTGCCTTTGAACCACCTTTATCAGATTTCTTAGTTATATAAGCCACTACGCTTTTCCGCCTTTTTTATAAACGTTACTAGCTACTTTTTTACCTTTTTGATAAAGTCCACGTACAGGTCTAGCTACTGCACCTAATCGTCCAGCAAGTGCACCACCGAGTTGTTTACCAACTCTTTGCACGCCTTGTTTCCAAGATTTATTGTCGTTTCTCATGTTTTTTCCTCCTTATTTTTTATTAGATTTTCCATTACGGAAAATTTGTGTTCCCTTTATACCAAAAACGCTGGCAACTACAAGTATCCAAAGATTGGTAAACCATTTTGGCAAATTCGAGAAATGCTCGAAAAAGATGTTTATCTTGACCATTGCCTGCGGATCGTCTGTCCAGACTGCCCATGCGAGCACAATGATCGGCAAAGTTAGGATCGCAAGCACAATTTCGTCTTTGTAGTCGTTTTGCCGAGCTTCTAAAAGTTTGCCCTGGTATTGTTCTTCGCCGCTGGCCATCTTTCGCGCATGCATATGTTGTGCATCCGCCATAGCGATCTTTGTCTCTTGACGCTTTTTGTAAATATGAGTTCCAGCGTTTAACGCTAATTTAACTGCACTAAACCACATATTAGCTCCAAGTTACTGGTTTTTGTACTCTAGCAATTCTTGTTCCTTTTACAGGTTGTTTGTCCTTGGGTTTTTTATTATCAACCCTTGGAGTTGCAATTACTTTTGCCTTATTTGTGGGTGCATACCCTTTCCAAGCCATTTTTCCTCCTTAGTTTCTTCTTGGTTTCATCATAGCTAATTTTTCTCTTGCCTCATTAGCCATTTCTTGTTTTTCAAGTGAAGTTTCAGCTCTTAATTCTGCTAATTCTTCATTTTGATCCAGTTTTTCTGAATTCAAACTTTGATTCATCATTGTTTTCATTTTTTCAAGATTTAATTTGTCTTCAGCGTCTTTTCTCTTCTGTTCATTGTCTTGTGCTCTAATATCAAGCTCTCTTGCTCTTAATTGTGCAATTGGATCATTACCATAGTCTCCAGTAATCTGTTTTTCCTCTTTCATGTAATCTTCCATCATATCAGCAATCAAAATTGACTTTCTTGCTTCAATTTTTTGCTGCAATGGTGCCATCTGTTGTTGAATTTGAGGATTTTGTTGCAACATCTGCTGCATTTTTGCTAATTCTTGCAACTCGCTTCTAAACTCTAACTCAATTTGCTCTTGACCCATTAAACTTATGTGCTCTAAACAGTTTTTTTGAATTGAAGCACTTACCATTGGTGCATTTCTAACCATGTTAGTCGCCATAAAGTTCAAATGCGCTGTAATGTGTGCTCTGTGATCTTGTCCAGGGTAAGCTTGGAATGGTTTTGCGCCCAGTGCATCAATATGTTCTAATGCAGGGTCTTTTGGAGTTGGTTGCGGTGGTTTTTTTAAAATTGTATCTATGTTTTTTACACCTAATGCTTCATACATGTTTCGATAAATAGCATATTGATTATGTAGTTCTGGATTAGATGTTGCTAATTGTAATTCTGTTTGTGCCATTGATATTCTTTGTGTTTGAGAAAAAATATTAGGATCAGCAACAGGTAAAATATCTACTCTGTCATCAAAGTCCATTTGTTTAATTTGTTTTTGTCCACCAACAACATCGTAAGGATATTCAGGGGGTAAGTAAGTTTTAAATACTCTACCTAAAATCGTAAATTCTTTTTTCATGGCAGCATACAATCTTTTATGTATTGCTGACATAACTCTAGACCCTCTCTCCAACATAGCCACTGTCGTGCCCACTGCTGCTTGCTGATTCCCATCGCCTACTTGCATATCGGCAATCGAAGCGAATCGTTGCCCTGCATCTACCACGACACCCATAAGTTGTAATAAAGTAGCTGATGGTTCTTTAAAAGGTAGTGTCATGAAGGCATCTTTTAGATTTCCTCCTGGGGCATCTACATCTCGAAACTCACCGGGTTGAATAGATTGTGCTTCATCTCTCATCTTAATACCACGCATTTTAAATCCTGCGGGTAAGTTAGACAAGGTACCAGCGTCGAGCAATTGTCTTAATGCTGCTGTTGCTGTTCTTGATAAACCACCTATCATGTGAGTTAAACCAAAACCGTAAAAACCTAAACCAGGTAAAAATTTAAAATGAACAAAATAATTAATTTTGTCTTTCATCATATCTTCTGCTGCAAAGTTTCTTCTAATTGATAATATTTTTCTTGTACCTTCTTCTAAAGTTACAATGTAAGGAAGTTTAATTCCTGTAGGTGTTTCATCTTTACCTAAATCTTCAAAGCCTTCTAAGTCTATGTTAACGTGACATTCTAAAAGAGTAAATATTTTTTGATCTCTACCTCTAGTTGTTCCCTCTAATTCTCTTTGAGCTTTTTCTGAATCTGTTTCGCTTAAATACGCTGGATCAACTTCTATATCTTTATAGAATCCACCGACTTGTTGTTTTCTTAAATCGTTTTCTGTCATACGCACTTTGTGAATTATAGATTCACAATCATCTAATGATGTTGCTGTATACGGTACGACAATATCTTCTGCAGGTACAAATTTTGAAACTGCTCTTTGCATAATTTCATCATAGTAAACTTTTTTAAATGCTGATCCTGCAAGTGGTAAATAAAATAACATTTGATCAAACTCAGCCTCGTACTCTGGCATTTGAGACATTAATTGATAATTCATAAATTCTTTTACTCTTTGTGCTTGAGCTTCTTTATCTGGAGTGGATACTCCAATTAATTGAGTTCTAACTGGACCCTCTGCAGGTAATAGTTCTTTATAAGCTTGCGCTTGAAATTGTGTTACTGCCTCTGCAAGAACTGGGTGAGTTGCACCTGATGCACCTTTGAAAGGTTCTGTTCTATCACCATAATTAAAACCTAAAAGTTCTAATCCTTGAGTGTAAGTTTTTTCCCAATCTTTTCTAGAAGATTTATAATCTGTGTAATTGTCAGCAAGTTCTGCACCTAAAGGATCTAATACAGTATCGGGTAGATATTCAGCGAGATTCGAGAAATGGTTTTGACCACCTTGAAGATTAACTTTTGAAGGATCAAAATCTATATCAACGCTACCATCTTCGTTTTCTTGAACATCAACTGGACCTTTAGTATCTTGTGGTCCTGTCTCTTGTTCAAAGTCTACTTGTAGCTCTTCCTCACTAGGAATGTTTATTTCTTTCCTTACCTCGTTGGGTAAAGACTTGTCTATTGTTGCCATTTATGTTCTCCGGTATTGTTGTAGTCTTAACAGTATTATAGCTAATATTCAACCCCTGTGGATTAGGTCCTCTTTTAGGGGGTATTGTAGTTGTTAATTTTCTAGTCGATGTCATAATCTAAATCATAAGTATCATCAAACTCTACCTCAGGAAATACATCCTTTTTCTTAGTACCTTTTTTCTTATGTATCTGTTTAGTTGTTTTCTTTGTAGCAAATGCTTCAAGTTCTGTTAGATCTGACATTGCATCATCTGCAGTTGTCTCTATACCATCCCAGCTCCAATCTGGATCTTCAGGATGACCTGTTCTTACAGGTTCTGTTTCAACAACACTAAATTCGTCTTTTGTTTTAATTGATCCTTTCTTAGTTGCAATTTCTTCACCTTTTTTAAGTTCTAAACCATATTCTTTATTGAAAGCTCCACTTCCCGTATTTCCCCACTGCTTTTTAGGAGTTACATTTACACTCACGTTTCCCGTTCCTACGTCATAGATTAAATCTACATCATCTCCAGATTCAAGTGTTCCTCTTTTAACAACTTGTCTTTCCATAGTAGCTGCAGTTTTAGTTACATCGTCACCTTCGTTCCAGAGTCTTTTAACGAGCGACGGGAGCCATTCTGGCATGCCTTGTATTTTTTGTATGACTGGTCCTGTGTATGCTCCGGTTTTTAAAAGTTTTCCAACTTTAAAAAATCTTCCAACAATAGGAAGCATCGCCAATGCACCTATTCCTTTTAATAATAATCTTTTACTTGGATCTGG